TTCGACTGTCTTCTGGCTGTTCTTCTCGATGGAGTTAAGAGTCATGAAGTGCAAAGTGAAAGCGATAGCAAAAGCTATGGTGGAAACGAAAATTAGATTGAGATACTTTGCCTTCATACTGCATCCTTCCTCCGATAGACTTCATCGAACTCACCTTTCCAGGCTCTGTGTGCATCTTCCAATTCCTGATAGTCGAAGCTCTTGTTGCTCATGATTTTCATGGCTATGTTTGCCGAGATCGCTTTCTTGTCTGCTCTGGTGAAATCTCTCTGTCCGTTTAAGCAGCGAAATACATAATCTCTGGATCTGTTCGCTGCGTGAGCAAGTTCGGTCATTGACTTAAAATGTCGACCAAGTGACGGATAGAGACCTCCGGAAGCAGTCATGTCTTCACCTCTTCTTCACGTTTCGTGGGGAACAAAATCAAAAAAAGAGACTCAATAGAGATGCCATAGTATTCAGCCATCCTGATTTTTACTTCATCTCGTGGGATCCTGTTGCCCTGTTCATACATGGAAAGTGCCGAAACGCTTATGCCTAAAGCCTTTGCGACTTCTTCCTGGCTGCGCTCGCCTCTCAATGCGATCAACTTCTCGTTCATGGGAACCTCCTTTTGTGAATTTCACGTTTCGTGATATTCAAAGTCTACACATAACGTGGAGTTATGTCAACACGTTTTGTGAAGTTTGTTGTTGGCAATTTCACAAAGCGTGTATATAATTGTTTTGAAGAGAGGTATTAGAACAATGGCTAAATTTAATGAAGTATTAAAAGAACTCAGGACATCAAGAAATGTTACCCAGGCAGAGCTGGCAAAAGCTATTGGTGTCAGTGCATCCACGATCGGAATGTATGAACAGGGAGTTCGTGAGCCTAATTTTGAAATTGAAGAAAAGATAGCTGATTATTTCAATGTCAGTCTTGATGTTCTTAGAGGTAAAGAGGAAAAATCAAAGACATTTGTTCAAGCTTTCATGGAAAATACATTAAATGGTCAATATCAGAAACTGACCAAGCCTAATCAGGCTCGTCTGATGTCTTACTGTCAGGCTCTTCTCGATAGCCAGGAGGATGATGATAATGAACAGTCCTAAATGGGATGGCCAGAGATGGCGAATAAGGGTTATGAGAGAGGGAAAGACATTTTCCTTCTCTTCATCCGTTCCCGGACCTAAAGGCCGTAAGGAAGTTCAGAAAAAGTACGATAAATGGTACTATGACGAAGGCTCTGGTGAAAAGTCCGTTTATACGGTCTCAAAAGAGTTTCTGGAAGACGTAAAAGCGAGACGTGGTGAAAAGTCAGAAGCCTATACCCAGTACGAACGCTATATCAGGCTCTACATCGCGCCTGTGCTCGGTCAGAGGAAAATATGTAAAGTTACCCTCCGAGAGTGGCAGAGCCTCATAAACGAAGCACACGGCCGTAATAAGCCTTTATCCGAGAAGTCATTGAAGTCCCTTCGTGGAATAATCATGCAGATCATCAAATTTGGTTATCAGGACTATCAATGCGAGCTGCTGCGTGGAAATCTCTATATACCGAAAGGACATTACAAAAAGGAAAAGGAAGTCCTCCAGAATGATGATGTCAGGAGACTTCTTGAGCCTTCTCCGCTCTGGTACCATCCTCTCTTCTGCTTCCTGCTCCTGACAGGAATGAGACCGGGAGAAGCTCTTGGCCTGCAGATTGATGATATATCCACCGACAGAGTGGTTATCAGAAGATCAGTCTCTGCTAATGGATCCATTACGGAAGGCAAGAATGAAAACGCTCGAAGGATGATTCCGATCGGAGAGCTCGCTAAGGGAATACTCCGTCAGACGATAGCCAGAAATGAGGAAATGAATCTCCGTACTAAATGGATCTTCTGCTCCCCTGATGGTTCTATGGGTAATCAGTCGACTATGCGTAATCACTGGAAAGCACTCAAAGACGAACGTCAGCTCCCAGGTACCGTATATTCACTCCGCCACACCTTCATTTCCATGATGAAGAACGTACTTCCGGAGCAGAGCATAAAGGATGTCGTGGGCCATTCCGTCAGCTTCGACAGTTTCGGTACCTATGGCCACATCCTTGATGGTGAGGACAGAAGAGTGGCATCCGTTATCGACCTTACTTTTGGTCAAAATCTCGGTCAAAACGAGTCCACTTCCGATGGACAATAGTTTAGCAATAGTTTAAAAAGTCCCTAAAACACGCACTTTCTGTCTTTGGTAAGACATACACAAAGGAGTTCGATTCTCCTCATCTCCACCAAAACAAACCGCTCTACTTCAATGATTAGAGCGGTTTTAATTTTTCTTTCGGGCAAATTTAGGACAAATAGGGTAAAATAAATATGTCTCTCAAGACAAAAACTACAAGTCACACACAAAGAAAAAGGCTCCCGACATAGTCGAGAGCCTAATTCTTTGTTCGGAGTATTCTTCTAATGAACAGAAGTCCATTATGGCCTTTATTAAACCCCCGACATCCGAAGATGTCGGAGGCAGGGAAAAGGTAATAAGACCGAAGTCTTATTTGCATTATTTGAGGATCACTTCAAGATCCTGTTCCATGTCTCTGCATTTACAATGCCACAGACCTCAAGATCACGAGCTGCCTGATAGTTCATGACAGCCTGTCTCGTGCTTTCATCAAAGATACCGTTGACTTCAAAGCCATCACTTGTAAAGCCAAACACCTTCAAGAGAGCCTGGATGGTAAGGACTTCACCATAGGAGTCAATGCCCTTATACAAGACCGGGAGCTCTACTGTGACTGTCTCGTCAACAGGCTCCGGTGCAGGCTCTTCGTTCGGTTCCCAGGCATCATATCTCGGTCTGCCAAAGCCAGCGACATATCCACCGACTTCACCATATCCGTAGTAGTACTTCTGGACTGAATCGCCCTTGTTACCCTCGCAAGTGAAGAAACCACTTTCATCCCAGTCGACACAGATGCCTACATGGCAAAGTCCATCGTCGTTCTGAAAGAAAACAATGTCTCCACGCTGGAGATCCTGAGTGTCAGTGAAGTAAGCATCATTGTCCTTGAAATAGTCTGCCATGTAAGAAACAACGGCCGAGAGGTTCGGAACATTCTGATACATAACATAGTATGCTGTCCACTTGGGATCTGTATCTGTGGTGCAAGCGTTAAGAATACAAGCATTTACGAATGAGCAGCACCAGGGGAGATTTTGCTTCTTTCCGCAGCCCTCGTAATAGTTTATGGCATCGAGCAGATCTGCGAATTTGTTCCAGTTATTATATCCCTCGGTGTACCCTATCTGCTCTTCTGCATAGTCACATCCCCATTTTGCAAAACAACTGCCCATACTCAGCTCTCCTTCCCATCACTTAATGATTTCTTGTATTCTGTATCACTGATCTTGATGATCACACCAGCCAGTGTACCGAGACCTCCGAGGACTGCCGTGATGATCGCGGACACATCCCCGGTCTGAATTGCAGCTATGATTCCGAGTATGAACGTGCATACCGGAGTCGCAAGCAACATTACCCACTTCAATACAATGTAGACTTTATCTGGAAGTTTCATGTCGAGTCCTCCTATTTCTTTATTTTTCGAACTTCTTCCCGAAGCTCATCTATACGGAAAAAAGCAGTCTCAAGATCTCTCTTGGCAACTGCGAGCTCCTTCATGGCCTCGTCTGATTTATTCGTGTACTTGTCGAGCTTGTTTTCGAGCTGTTCTATCCGATAATTGACGAGCTTGTTCGAGATCAGTATTCCTGATCCCGAACCGACAAGCGTACCGATGAGAGCCATGAGAGCCGTTAAGACCTCATTAGGCATTTCAGCTCACCTCCGTCAACGTGTACTCAATAGCCATAGACTGATTAGATGTCTTCTGGACCGGAGAAGGAAGATTAAACTTTGATGTATTGACCATCTTGTGTGCTGCTAAATATCGAGCTCTGGTACCGCTCTCGTTGCCTACACCGATAGGCATAGCAAGGAACGAGACCTTGTTCATGTCCTGGAAAGCTCTGTTGTTCTCTCCAATCTGCTGATTGCAGGTATAACCAACTCCGTTATTTACAACTCTTCCCGGATTGATGATAAGACCACCAGCCTTAGTAGCTGACAGGAAAGCATCCTGTGTACTATTAAATGTGATCTGTTCCTGATCACTCTGGTTAGAGATGTTGATCTTCTTATAACCTGTAATGTGATAAGCATTATAATCGGTCCAATAACCTCCCATTGTCCCTGTTGGCAGATAAACATAATTTCCGTCTTTAACAATGCAAGCGTTTGCATAGTAATCGGTATATTCTGATGTAGAAGAGACTGCCATAGGCATTGAAAGAGGAGCGAGGTTATTTGTATCACTTACGATCGTGCCTTCATCGACGATCGTCTCATTCTCACAGTCAACAACAAAGTAATTAACAGTGTTTTTGCTCCAGGTACCAGCCCACCATGTATCACCTGATGTAACATTACAAGTCGAAGTATTGTTGTAGAACACCCAAAGATACTTCGTTGAAATATCAAAGAAGTAAGAAGGCTGTGCGTACATATTCGCACCAGTAGTCTCTACCGTGAATACTCTCTGATGATCGCTGTCTGCGTGTCCTGTCTCGTACAGTCCGGACTTAAAGTACGGAAGTCTCCTGACATAGACCGTGAGCTTCTTCGTAGCAAAGGATGTATGTCTTCCATAGCGGAAGTCGCCTACATCTCCGATCGTAAAGAAGATTCCGTGATTATCATCATATCTTGCAAAGAGGTTATCAGCATTGAGCAAACTCAAGTTTGAATTAGGCAACTGTGCTCCCTGAATAAGTGCAAAAGGAGAAAAGTTCTGGAAAGCATAAAACGAAGAACCGGTACCTGCATCGCCTGTATCTGCGTGAGTAAGAGCAATAGCCGAGATAGGCTTTCCTGAATTGCCATGTGAAGGAAGCCACTCCCAGACCTGCTTTACGCTATTGTCAGTATAGATAAACGATGACCTTGTCGGTGAACCTCTCAAAAGATCGTCATCGTGATCTGTCGGAATAACGGTACCACCGGCATGAGCTACGCACTCATTCACATCATTTCCCTGGATAAAGTAATCATCAGGATCAGGATCACTTTCACCCTCAGCTATGGCAAAAGGGTTCTCATAGCAGAGCACTCCGCCATACCACTTTGACCAGAGAGGCATCGTCTTGAAGTAGTCGATCGCTCCAAGAAAATTATTAGCATAAATATCTCTAACTGCATTGGTGATGATGTTATCGCCTTCAATAACTTCATTCTTACCTGTACGGCAGTTATGGAGAGTAATTTTAACGTGTCCTTTCAGCTTCGGGAGTTTAGGCTGATTAAACCCTGTTAAAAATGTCTTATCCTTAATCACTGTATTTTCCTCCTTTTTCAATTAAAAAGGGAGCTAAAAGCTCCCTCATTTTCTGTTCAAACAAATATGAATTATACCGAATTAGTTACATATATAAGTAACTGTTATGCAAACATCAAGGCTTGTAACACTACCACCAAAGTAAAATATTCTTCCATTTTCACCATTTAACCAAACCGCACCCGTTGTAATGGGTGTGGGTGCTCCGTTATTATAAAAATCGCATATAATACGGCTTGCCTTTGGGTAATAGGTTGCGATAGTTCCGAGAATTGCACCATTTGTAGCCGTAAGACTACCACGCAAACAAATATTGACTGTATTACCTGATTTATAAACTTGCTTTGTGCTTGCCGTAAAATAGTTAGTATCAAGCGTTAGTGAACTTGCTATATCACTAACCGCAGTTTTACTATCAATATAACTTTTCGTGTCAGTTGCCGAACCGCTTTCGATTGGGAGGTTAGTTGCGTAAAAGTCTGTTGTGTCGACCTTATCGTAAAGCTCATCCTCAATGTCTGCGAAAGCATCAACAACCTTTTTAGCGGTCCAGTGAGTAGGATCAAAAGCTTCGGCTGTAGGAATAGCAGTATTGCACTGATAGAGTGTTCCGTTATAGATACACCAGTCACCTACCGCATAAGTCGATGTCGCATCATAGTCCGGTGCCAGATTAGCGTTAGAGGATCCACCACCTCCACCACCCTGAGCGACCTCATTGATTGCTCCGACCAGCGTTTTATCTGTAGTCTGGAGATTAGAGAAGGTCTGGTCCTCTCCAATCTCTGCACCAAGCTGCGTTATAGATGCTTTGTATGTGGTAGGTGTTCCACCACTATTCTGTGACATCGGAAATACTGCATCATTATTGATCTGTAACACCTGATCAAGTTCTGATATTTTCTTATCTGCCATAAATGCCTCCTTAAAGAATTAGTCTGTCTCCACTATCTGTTGTGAGATAATCTTCGTCTTCCGTGAGGATATATCCGAAGACCGTTTGGAAGTAGATATGTGGTGAAAGAGCTCCTGTTCCTTCCTGGATGTTCAGCAAGTCCACATAGTCAATATTCAAGAAGTCGATGTTATCGCTTCCGGCTCCGCTTACCAGAGCGTATGTCGACAAGCTGACGGAATCTGTAATTGATACCAGGCTGAGATAACCAAGAGGTACGAGCGTGATGTCATCCTTGACTTCAACATAGCCGTCAAAGTATTTCTCGCCATAAAGTCTCTGACCTTCGAGAGTAACATGAGCGTGGTTCACATCTATCGTTGTGCTATCTACTCCGTGAGTGATGATAGCCACTCGCCAAGTGTGTCTTACGTTAGGCTCCACATCTTTGAGGATGTAGAACAAGTCTCTTGTTATAGAAAACTCCGTGTCACCTTGTGTAAGGCCCTGGACACCCTTGATACGCTCATAAGGTTTATAAGCAACAAGAGCTTCATCAAGATAGTATCTGATCTCGTATGAGCAGTCCTCTGCAAGATCCGCAAGCATATCAAAGATAAACTCGTGGAGTATTTTGACCGTCGTTCTCTGTGCAGAAGTGAAAGCCAGAGAAGCGATGTCGACTTCCTGTTCAGAACCGAAAGTTATCGAATCGACATTGGTGAAGTTATAATATGTGACTTCATTGTCTGTTGTGTTCCGGAGCAAGCCTGAAATATTCTTTTCCGTCTTACTCTGGGAAGACTGCAGATCAGGATTGTCGCCATAGCAATATACCTTGAATGACTTGTTGTAAGTCCAAGTCAGGTTCATTACGGCTCCGGTTGTAGTCTCTTCTGCATAGTCATTGGTAAACGAGATCACGTCTCCCAGATCGAGAGCTATGAACGCAGGAAGAAGACCTACCTGGAACGGAGTATATGCAATCTTTTCAACAGCATCTACTATTGCCCATGCCCTTCTGCTTATGGCATCGGAGGATCCATACTGTAAAAATGGGTTAGATCCCAGCTTCAATACGACTCCGTCTGCATCACCTATGACATTGAGAAGGCCTGTAGCCACATCTACATAGGAGATAGCGTCATACAGTGTTGTAAAGTCAGAATATCTGGCTCCTGAAAATCTTCGGTTCTTCGGAATAGCTAACACCGAAGTATCATCGAATGTTCGGAGCTTCCAGGTACCGTCTTTGGCTGCATAAGCAAAACCTCCGACCATCTGGGCCAAAGCTGAAAGAAGATCTCTATATGTCTCAAGATCGTTCTGTTCATATAAGGCGATCAGCTCTGTTCCGTTAGGAAGAGCTTCACACTCTGCCTGAGTCATGCCAAAAGTCGCGCCTGTCTGAGTCTCGATAAACTTACAGAAGCCGTATACCGTTCCTGATGACGTATCGATGTCAATGTTCTTATCCATCTTGGAAAGACAGTCATAAGCAACTATGTCGACCATGCCCTCAGCTCGCCACGTCGCTTCTGCAACGTAGAACGTACCGAGAGGTACAGATTCCCATATTGGATCGTCGTCATCGTCATAGCCTATCAGGAGTGAGTCAGAGATGGTTATTTCCTTCCCGAAGTAGTCTCCACGATTGAGAATGTCTGTCAGGAAGGTTAATTTGAGTGTACCAATATTGACACCACCTATATTAACCTTCTTGTCAGCACACTTTGCCGTATAAGAGACACCGATGACATCACCACCAGTGAACGAAATAGAATCGATGGTTCCGGAGAGAGCATGAGTCTGCACCTGATCGAGCATCTTTATTCTGTATTCATCCGAAACAGTATACATTTTTAGAACTCCGTTACATTAACACTGCACTCATAAAGACCTTCGGAACGTGTTACCCATTCCGAGTTC